TTTCTCGTTATCGCTGTTCTGTATTCTAAGCAATGAACCTTCTGAACAGTGCTTTTGATTGTGTAACCTTGTACCAAATATGCGCGATGTGATTGGTCTTAACGCATGCGCATACTCTTGATATTTGCTATTGTTCAGGTCGCGGACTTCTCTAATAAATATCTGAGGGTCTTTTTCCTTATTCTCAGGTTTTACCGTCCCCGTTACACCTGTATTCCCAAAGAATTTATCATCTTCTTGTAGATTCTTCAATTTGCGCAACTTGCTTGAACCTGATTTGGACGTTGCCGCTTCCGTTTCTTTCCAAAGGCTCGGTTGCCTAATGACCGCCATTTTATTATAACGTCCTGCAAACATATCTATCACCCATTGTAATTCTTATATTGGTCAAGGATATATTGAAGCGTGTGAGGGCATTCCTTCATTGAAGAAGTACTTATGCTTTCACGCTGAAAAAAATATGTCCCTATGAGTAACAAAAGGCAATGTTGCAAGGCCTTTTTAGAACCTTGCAGCGTTGCCAAATCTGAACAGATATGATTTTGAACAACCAAAAACGCAACTTCTCGGAGGTGCAATAAATAATTATCTTCACCCCGATAATCTTGTTCTATGTTGAGATGAGTTTTTATCATCTCCAATGTAACAAATTCTTCTGCCATATCTGTATAACGTTATGAATCTTATTTACCAATCTTACCGCAAACGAGAGCTTCAGGGCGCACGTTTACATAATTGACGTACACATTGCAAACTAATCTTGTCTTGCCCTCATGACTGAGAGTGACGTTATCAACGAGCACATCTAAGCCCGGACCCCAAAAACACACGTAAGTGTCTGAGAATGAACCGATTACAAAAGATGTATTATCCAAAAAACAAGAAGTGACTGCAGGGCGGCCGTCGACCTCGTTATTTTGTAGGACGAGTTCATTTGTCTTGGCCGATTTGGGCATTGCACGCATTGAACTCTTGGCACGGGGGGAAACTACATATTGGTAATTCTTCACGTGATTTTCTTCTAACTTAGCTTCAAGGGCGCATAAGTCTTCAAACTTCTCACAAGCGGTTACAGTAGCGGACGGAGCAAATAAGCCCGCGGGGGCGGTTGCCGTCTTTGCCGTCTTACCAAAATAAGTTGATTCCAACTTCTCGGAAATCGCATTGACAATCTCATTGCGCAAGTGATTTTCTAAACCGATATTGTCCGCCTGCATGAGTAATTGTTTGGAGATAGGAAGAACAACGCTCAATCGGCAAGGCTCAACCTTCACTGAATCAAAATTCACTGTGGAATCAGCTGTTGGTGATACTTCACCTTCAAAAGTTGCAGAAAGAGCACCCATTTTTGGGATTTGGATATTACCCACAAGGCCACTCATAAATTTCACACCCAATTTTGAAAGGGTCGATTCTTCTCTAAGACGTTCTACAAGATTGAACATGTCCGTGCTTACCACGTCGCCGCCTTCATCGGCCACCGTCAATGCTCTTGTTTCTAATGGGAGCTGAATTTGACCGCTTGGATTTAATGCGCTGCGTGTTGCGGCTTTTTGACCTTCTGCGAGTACTGCATTAGTGATATTATCGTGCGCGCGATTCTCAACGACGTTTTTAATTGTGTTCAAAAGACTGAATCTCTTTTCCATTTGTTGTTCTGTATTGTTGTTATTATAATTATAATTTTCTTCTTTGGTTCTCAACTCTTCATTGAGTTGTTCAATTTCAAGATTTAAGGCGTTAATCCGTTCTCTTGCCGCGTCCATCTTCATTTTATCATCATGAGAGAATGAACGGATTTGAAGTTTGCGTTCCTCACAAAGAGCGGTAATCGATTTCTTCTCATCGGCAATTTGAAGTTTTCTTTGCTCAATCTCAAATTTTATGTGATGTGTACTTCTAATACTCATATATATAAATAGTCTATTCTTCTAATAAATAGCGTGGTATAATCAAAGTTTTTCAAATTCCTCAATGGTTGCGTCCATGATTTGGTTGATTTCATCAGATTTCATGCGCACATCACTTGCACGCTTCTTCTGCAATTCCAAAGTGCCACCATCAGGATATGCAGGATTAAAGACGCAACTAATTTCATACAAACGCATTTTATATATTTCATGGCACAATTGTGGGTGCTCAAACGATTGACCACCACAATTAAATTGATAGTTCCATTCATCACTATTCTTGTCCTCGTGAACTGAAAATCCAAAAGACATGCCACCCAAATCCCCACGTTCAATATATTGTTTTACTTCTCGCCCTAACTCTGAATCAGGTAATTCAAGCATGAAGCGCAAACCTTCATTCTCAACAACTTCAAGCATAAGACTTCCTTGCTTCTTGTCATCTTTTGGACGATGAACGCCGAGCACTTTGTTTGCATCATGGTTATAATACAAGTAGATAAAACTTTTATCGATGTCTTCTTGCGTGATTGCGGACGGCTTTATAATTTCATAGAAATCACCGCCAATCAATTGCGACCAAACATTGAATCTAATAGCCCAACCGCTGATTACATTTCCTGAAAGTTCAATTTTGCCTTCTTGCTCAAATGAACGTTTCTCAATTTCCTTCTGTTCCTTCATTTTCTTTTTCTTCTGTGTTTGAATTATTTATTGTGTTTTGCGCAACATCCGAGAACGGAATCACGTGTTTATTGCCGCCGTCAATGCTTTCATAGCCTAATTCATTTCTAACTTCATTGATTGATAATACCCCTTTCTGCAATAGCGTTGAATAATAGTTTGCTTGCTGTGATTTTGAAAGGCGCAACAAATTGTTCTCATCGACATCAATCTTATATCTGCCTTGACTTTGAGGGCTGAACATCTTGCGAGAAAACTCGTGTTCAATCATTGAAATGTAGTTCTGAATCGTGGTTGTAAGGAATAAGTTCATTAAGTCCTCAACATTGCTTGATTTATTACCCAAGCCTAAGAGTTCAGGCGGTACACCAAAGAATGAACATATTTCTATCGCATTGAACTTTCTTGAATCTAAGAGTTGCATTTCTTCTGCATTTGCGCTCAATGGAGTAAACTTCATATCACCACCTAACACCAAGACACCATTTGTGCTTTGCGTCCAATTGGCCGCTAACTGTTGTTTTTGAGCCTTGCTGATTGGACTGAGCGTACTCAGTACCCCTCGAGCGGGCGACCCACCGCTGATAAATATCTGTTTTGCTGAATTTTCCGCCCCGTGTGCGATTTGCAATTGACGAGCGGCAAAACTAAGAACAGATTGGCCGTGAATGCCATCATTGGAATTGTTCTGCAAATGGATAATGTCAAAGGCTTGTATCTTCTGAACCTTGCTCAGAAATGGTATTTGATAATAGAGTTCTTGTTTTTTCTTATCCCAATTCACCATCACATCGTTTGGCTCTAATTGGATAATGTCAACAACATCACCTTGCTCGTTTCTCTTCAAATAACAATATGCGTTGCCCCTTAATAGGACATCTGATATTAGTTTCTTCATGAAGTTGTAACGTGTCATCACCATATTGTCCAAAACCTTCTGCAAACGGTGATTTTTTTGTTCTCGTGTGTTTCCCTTCTTGTCGATATATAAGACGTTCAAAGGTAAATTTGCCACCGTTGAACTGATTAAATCAACGCACCTATACACAGATGAGAGATTTTGTGCACGGTCGTTTGGATTAAGGAGTTCTTGGAATGTAGTCATGCCCTGCGCGATTCTCTCTTCATAGCTAATCGACGGCTGTTCTACTAAATTCCGCTTTTCCCTTTTGTTTATGTTCCAACCAAATATCTTCATTGGTATTATTGATTTTTTCTATATTATATTGAGGTGTCAAATATTGGATTTTCCAAGAATCGACCAAGCGCCTGCAATATCGCAATCACTCCATCAATCTTATTTTGACCCGATTTCTTCTCAGATTTGCCGCTTCCTGATTTTATGGGCTTTACATTTCCACAGCTCGGTTCTTCTTTGAGCGAGCAATTGTTGAAATTCCAAAATGTAATTGGATTATAGTCCAACACGACCTTTCCGCTCTTCAAAAGTCTCTCAAATTCACGCGTCGGTCGGTTGAAGTTGAATATGCTTTGTGAAAACGGTTCATAATTCAAACCAAAAAGGGCTTGCCCTTGAATTACAAATTGAGTTGCATTATATTGGTCATAGGCAATGCTTGAAATTGTAAGCGGAAATTTATTGCCTAATAGGTCTAATATATAATCATAGTCTGTGCAGTTACCGCCCGTGCAGTGTATGAAACCTTCTCTTTTCCATCGCCTATATAATTCACAATTGGAATTGCTTGGATTAAGGCAAGATTCAGGAATGAAATACCACGTTTTGAAGTAGTATTTCTCGTCCTTATATACAAGGGCTGAGACAGCGCACAAATCGCTAACGGCCGCGAGGTCAATTCCGACCGTGCATAAGTCCTCATCAGGATTAAAATCGCTCAATTCAAACGATTTTGAACATGCTAAGAGTTCATCGTGTGTTATCCATGTATCCATGCTATCACACCACAAATTGAAATTCTTTGTAAGAACGCCCGTTAATAATGAAGTGTTGTTTTGTGCATTTGTCACTTGCTCGCGCAAATACTCTTTTGAAACAGTTACCCCCAAACTTGGGTTGCTCTTAACCCAACATGATTCATCATTGAAAATATCATCGTCTTCATCTTGGGTATATATCGCAATGAATTGCCCATCATCTGATTTAAGCCCTGCAAGTATCTCGACGCATGTACTTCTATATTCATAGCAAAATAGATACTTGTTAAATCCTGCAGTTGTAATAATCGCTGCCAAACAATTATCGTTATATCGTGCCCCTTGTCCACTTATAAGAACATCCCAAGCCCTTGAGTCGGGCTGTTCATGCGCCTCGTCGAGCACAAAGAAACTCGGAGAATAGCCGTCGTTTCCGCTACTATTATTTGAGAGTACTTGTATCTTGGATTTGGTTGCATTGAACCTGATTGAATCACGATACCTTTCAAAGAACTTGCCCTTTGGGTCGATTGATGAAAGGAAATTGGAGGCCATATCAAAACAAATCTTGGCTTGCTTTGCGTTGTTGGCCACCATATAACATTCAGCGGCGGGCGTTTCTAAAAGAGAAAAAAGACTTATTGAACTTAGGAAACTTGTCTTGCCCTGCTTTCTTGATAATTCCACGTAAATTTTCCTTGTAACGCGGGTTTCAGGCTCATCCTTGTAATACCAACCAAAGATTGAATATATCATCCACTTTTGGTAAGGCAATAAGAGGAATGGTTTGCGATTGAATCGACCTGAATAATGCCTCAACTTGGAAATAAATGAAATAACAGCGTCGCACTTATCGGGACGGAAAATGAACTTATCAGGTATTTCAAACCACGACAAATAACGCTCGCACGCCTGAATAACATATTTGCAAGCGATTTGTCTTCCTTGCACCACGTCCAACGCATATTGCTTATATTTGAGAAGAGAATCAAGGTTGCCCCGATTGTCACTCTTCTCCTTCATAAGAACCACCACTTGTTAATGCGCTGATGAAATCTTCTGCGCTTATATCTTCATTGCTTTGTTCCTTGGGCTTGCAACGCTCTCTATAATATGGATTAGCCCCGATGAGATTAAGAATGCGCGTATTGGAAGCAACCAACTCTTTTAATGTTGTGAGGAGTGGGTGTCGCTTTGCGCCGTTCTCATAATTGCAAATGCCCTTTTCTTGGATTTCCTTCTCACATTGCTTTTGAAGTTTGTATTGCATTTTGAAGGTGTCGATGAGGTAGTACCATTCAGGAAGAATTTGAACATCTCCATTCTCATCTACTTCACCATATCTCTCTATAAGCCCCGCAAGCAAAGCGTCTGAATAAGCACTTGGGCTATTTGGTTTTGCTGATTTCTTCATTGTCGTTTTTTTATTTGTCCTTTATAATAATAAATAGCGCGTTATCGGAAAAAACTCAACGTTTCCGTGATATTTGGTGCGTTTTTGTGCGTTTTTTTCCCTTGTGGTTGTTTCCTCCATATAAGCGTTATATTTGCCCTCCTGAACGTTTCCACGCTTGGAATGATATAATGCAATCTGCGATTGTTGTATTGGTTATATCCTTTGTATGGTTTTATATAGAGTGCTTTCCTTTCAAGTATTACATT